CTGCTAGTGTAGAATCATTCATAGATAAAAAGACACAGATGGTGCCTAAAGACAAAATATTGAACATGACTGGAGAATTGAAATGAGTTTAATTAATAAACTGAAGAAGAATTCCACGATAGAACATACAGCGATTCTATCTAAATCTACCTTGTTAAAAGAGAAAGATGTTATTCCAACTTCAGTACCAATGGTAAATGTTGCATTGTCTGGTAAACTAGATGGTGGACTAACACCAGGTATTACAGTTCTTGCAGGTCCTTCTAAGCATTTCAAAACTGCATTCGCTTTGTTGATGGCAGCATCATATCAACAAAAATATCCAGAAGCAGTTATTCTATTCTATGATTCAGAGTTTGGTTCGCCACAAGCATACTTTGAAACATTTGGTATTGATATGGATCGTGTATTGCACACACCAATTACTGATGTTGAAGAATTGAAACATGATATTATGGCACAGTTCTCACAGTTAGAGAAAGGTGAACGTGTTATGATTGTTATTGATTCTATTGGTAATCTTGCATCAAAGAAAGAAGTTGAAGATGCTGTTGAAGGTAAATCAGTTGCAGATATGAGTCGTGCAAAACAATTAAAGTCATTGTTCCGTATGACAACACCTCATCTTACACTCAAAGACATTCCAATGGTTGTAGTGAATCACACATACAAAGAGATTGGTATGTTCCCGAAAGATATTGTATCTGGTGGCACTGGTATTGTTTATTCAGCAGATACAATCTGGATTATCGGTCGTCAACAAGAAAAGACTGGTACAGAAATTTCTGGATACAACTTCATCATTAATATTGAGAAGTCACGTTTTGTAAAAGAAAAATCAAAGATTCCTATCACTGTATCATTTGAGGGTGGTATTCAGAAGTATTCTGGTCTGATGGATATTGCACTTGAAGGTAGTTTTGTAGTCAAACCAAGTAACGGATGGTATGCAAAAGTCGATCAAGAAACTGGTGAGATACTAGAGAAACAAAGATTCTCTGATACACAAACAAGATTGTTCTGGGAAGATATACTTAACAGTGAAAAGTTTCAAGAGTATGTAAGGAAGAAATATGAAATCTCTCATGGAAGCATTATGGAACAGCTTGACATGGTGGAAGAAGCCGAAGATGCTTAAAGAAGGTACTGACTACACCTTTGTAAATTCTGATGATGGTAATGTAACTGGTGTTTACATGCTTCAAGGAAAGTACAAAGGTGTACTTTATCATTATCACAAAGCAAGAATAGTCGAGGAAGGTGCTCTTGCTCGACTACAGTTCGGTTTTACTATCATCGATCCCGGCACTCACGATCCTGATGAGTTGACAAACGATCAAGAATTCTCTACAATAATGGGAGACATTCTTCAAACAATCCTACTAGCAAAAATAGAAAATGAAAAAACTGGAAACAACGATTCTCAGGAATTTATTCTACAATGAGGACTTTACTCGCAAGGTACTACCATTCATAAAGGAAGATTATTTTACCGACAAAACTGAAAAAATAATCTTCAAACAAATTGAAGGTTTTGTCAACAAATATAATAATCTTCCAACATACGAATCGGTAGTAATTGATCTTACCGATTCTAAAAATATAACTGAACCTGATTTAAAATCCTCTGTAGAACTTCTTGACAATATTAAACAAGAGAAAAACGAATCAGTAGAACTGAAATGGTTGATTGAACAAACCGAGAAGTTCTGCCAAGATCGTGCTATCTACAATGCAATCATGGAATCTGTTCAGATTCTGGACAACAACAAACGTTCTAAAGGTGAGATTCCACAACTTCTGAGTGATGCACTTGGTGTCACGTTTGATTCAAACATTGGTCATGATTATATCAATGACTTTGAAAACCGATATGACTTCTATCATCGCAAAGAAGAAAAGATCAAGTTTGATTTGGATATGTTCAACAAGATCACAAAAGGTGGTTTGCCCAATAAGACTTTGAATATCGCACTTGCAGGTACTGGTGTTGGTAAGTCTTTGTTTATGTGTCACGTTGCTGCAGGTGCTTTGTCTCAAGGTAAGAATGTTCTGTACATCACACTTGAAATGGCAGAAGAAAAGATTGCAGAACGTATTGATGCAAATCTATTGAACATTGATATATCTGATCTACATGCAATCAGTAGAGATGACTATGAAAGAAAGATCAGTGTACTACGTGCAAAAACAAATGGTAAACTAATCATCAAAGAGTTTCCAACTGCTGCAGCAAACGCACTACACTTCCGTGCATTGTTGAACGATCTTAAACTGAAAAAGAACTTTCGTCCAGATATTATCATGATTGATTATCTGAATATCTGTTCATCTGCTCGTGTTAAACCTGGTGCAAATGTAAACACATACAGTTATATCAAATCTATTGCAGAAGAACTACGTGGTCTTGCTGTTGAACATAATCTACCAATCATATCTGCAACACAAACAACAAGATCAGGTTATACAAGCAGTGATCCTGGTCTCGAAGATACTTCAGAATCATTTGGTTTGCCTGCAACTGCTGACTTTATGTTTGCATTGATTAGTACAGAAGAACTAGAACAACTTGGTCAGATTATGGTGAAACAATTGAAGAATCGATACAATGATCCGAATGTTTACAAACGATTTGTTCTTGGTATCGATAGACCAAAGATGAGATTGTATGATGCAGAACCTGGTGCTCAGAATGATATTACAGATGCTAATATTCCTGATCTACCAGACAAACCAAATAAATTTAACAAAAACTTTGAAGGGATTAAAGTATGAACGTAGTCAATATGGATGAGATTGCCAAAAGACAGAAGCAAAGTGAAAAGAAAAATTTACTTGATACTTTGGAAGAAGTTAAACAAAAAATAGAAAACGATGAGATTGTATCTTATGTTATTTGTTCTATTAGAAATGATGATGATATAGAAATATCAGCATGTGTTAAAGATCGTCTAGATGCAATTGGTTTAATTGAAGCAGGTAAAATGATATTGTTTACAAATGGAACAAAAGAAACTATCTAAAGATCAAGCACTAGTATGTGCTAAAATCTTCTCTGATTATTTTGATCGATATGAAAATGTCGAACAGTACATGAGAGATCAAAAATTAAACTCAATGAATGAGAAATCAGTCACACTTCCTGGAATGGGTCCAGAAGATGATTTGTTTTCCGATTTCTCCATTCATCCGAATGATATGGAGTTTAAATTAGTCGAATCATCTGCCGATAATTGGGACAAATACATTTCAATAATTTCTTCCCATTCTAATATGACCAGTATTCCTGGTAAGAATATTCGATTAGCGATAAAAGAAACCAAGACAGATAAGTGGATTGGATTTATTCGTCTTGCATCACCGATGATGAATATGAAACCAAGAAATGAAATGTTGGGTGGTGCTTTCATAGCGAATCCTGAAACTGCAAAATCATTTAACAATTCTGCAATCATGGGTTTCGTCATTGTTCCAGCACAACCATTTGGTTACAACTATCTTGGCGGTAAATTACTTGCAGCAATCTGCACTTCACATGAAGTCAGAAAGATTGTTAATGACAAGTATAATATGAACCTTTGCTTGTTTGAAACAACAAGTTTGTATGGTAGTTCAAAAACAGTCTCACAGTATGATGGTATGAAACCATACATTCGTTATAAAGGTTTGACTGAATCAGACTTTATTCCTATGATGCACGGTAAACCATATGAAGATTTAGTTTCATATGTTGAAAGTCTTATTGGTGTATTTGTCCCTCCAGACGCATCTTCCAGAAAATTAACTCTACAGACTAGAATAATTGCAATGGTAAAGATTGCTTTAAAAGGAGAATCAGAGTATAATTCATTCATCAAGACGATAGAAAATGCAAAGAATTTGATGGAAAAGAAACGATATTATATTTCTGACTATGGATTCAGTAATGTTGAAGATGTTGTCATGGGTCGTGCAACTGAGTTAATTCCAAACAAAGAAAACTACGACAAATTTTATCTGGAAAATATCATTAAATGGTGGAGAAATAAAGCATCCAATCGTTACGAAACCCTGAAAAAAGAGGGTAAAATACGTAATGAATTGGAAGTTTGGACTGGTGACAAACCAATCGATATTATCAGATAATATAAATACATGATTAACACACTGGAGATACCATGAAACTTTTCTCTCAATTTCTACAAGAATCTCATAAAAAAGAAACTGTCCACCATCTTCACCATCATACGAAGGGAAAATATACCCTTCACAAAAAAGGTCATCACCATCATGTAAAGAATCAGTTTGGAGATGTGACACACTCTTTCTATAATATGGATACTCAACATATTTTAGGCATTCTAAAATATAACCATGAAATTGGAAAAAAAGACCATAAAGAAGAAGGAAAATAAGATGAATGATCTATTACAAGAAAAAGCAAATCCTGCTTCAGAGGCAAACGTTCATAGAGGTGCTTTTAATGAAGCGATGTTTGCATATCACTTAAATGGTGGAAATTGGATTGACGAAGAACATAAAAAAGCTGCATTTCATCATAAAGATATGTTAGACAAACATGATGAGTCCGAAGCAAGACGCCAGAATGATCGTGCGTATGCTCAAGTGCAATCTTTTCTCGAACATGCAAAAGAGAGAGGATATGGAAACGTTAATCAGGTTCATTTGACAGCTAAACCTGGAGACATTGAAAGAAAAACAGGTATTAAAGCATCACAGCAAGAAAATCCTTCTGACGTTATTGCACACTTTCAACAGAAACCAAAAGATGCAGAACACGGATATTTTGGTGCATCATTAAAATCATCTAAAGTTAGTAAGATCGGTTTCCACAACGGTGGTGCAGGAACTATTGGTAAACAGTTGGGTATAGATTTGGAAGAAATTCAGAAAAAACATAATGCTGAATTTAGTAAGAAAAATAAATTGCCTGGCAAGATGGCTCAAGCCAAAAGAGCAGTAACAGGTGAAAAGGGTAAGGCAGGATATAGAGACAATCCTTTATATGAAAAAGCAATGGTTCATGCAGCAAAAATTAATAATGAAACTAGAGATAGATTGCATCAGCATTACTCTACAATGGATACAGAAACAGCTAAAGATCATCTAATTAAAACTTATATCAAAGCAAGTAATTCGAATGCACTTCCTTATGTAAAAACTCATGGTATGGGTGGACATGAAAAAGCTGCATCAGCTTATACTGAGGATCCAGGCGATAACGAAACATATCATGCGATTAGAAATGCAAAAAATATTGAATTTAAAAAAGGTGGCGGAACAGGAATTGATGTACATGCCGACGGTAGAAAAGTTATGGCTTTACAAGTAAAACATAATAACGGTCCATTCACATCAATGAAAGTTATCGCAAAATAATGGCAACAAAAACAAACAAAAATGTTCATCTGGAACATATCGAAGATGAAATTATAAATCGAGGTGTTGCTGGTGGTCGTGATGCAATTAATTTTCTGCGTTCACTCAGAGACATGCTTGCTGGTCATTCACAGACTAAAGTAAATGTAACTACAAAATGGGACGGTGCTCCTGCTATTTTCTGTGGTATTAATCCTGACAACGGCAGATTTTTTGTCGGCACAAAATCTGTATTTAATAAAAATGCTAAATTAAATTATACAGACGAAGATATTGATGAGAATCATCCTGGCGAAGGATTAAATGAAAAATTAAAAGTTGCACTTGCATATCTTCCAAAACTTGGAATAAAAGGTGTATTGCAAGGAGACATGATGTTCACTAAAGGTGACATAAGAAAACAAAACATTGATGGTGAAATGTATGCAACTTTTCAACCAAACACTATTGTTTATGCAGTTCCAGCAGAATCAAAACTAGCTAAGTCTATGATCGCTGCACAACTTGGTGTTGTGTTTCATACTTCATATACTGGAAAAACTATGGAAGATATGAGAGCATCATTTAATATTGATATTGGTAGACTGCAGCAAACGAAAGACGTTTGGTTTCGTGATGCATCTTTTACAGATGCTTCAGGTTCTGCAACGTTCACAGCAGAAGAAACTAGAGAAATTACACAACTAATATCACAAGCAGGAAGAATCTTTCAAGGTATTAATTCAATGGTTTTGAATAGAATATCTGCAAGTGATGTATACTCAACTTATATCAAAACTTTTTGGAATACTAAGATTCGTGAAGGTAAGAAAGTGAGTAATCCTGCACAACATACTAAAGAAATGATTAAGTGGATTGAAGATAAATTAAACAAAGCGATTCAAGAAGCAAAGAAAGAAGATACTAAACAAAAACGAATTACTGAAAAAAATCAAGTGATGCGTTTCTTTAGAGGTTCTTCTGGTGATCTCACAAATATGTTTACTTTTATGAATTTGTTGATCGATGCCAAACTGATGATAATTCGTAAGTTAGAAACTATTAAAGGAATTGGAACATTTATCCGTACAGAAGATGGATTCAGAGTTACCGCACCAGAAGGATTTGTTGCAGTAGATTCGTTAAAGGGTAATGCAATGAAATTGGTTGATAGATTAGAGTTTTCACAAGCAAACTTTAATGCTACAAAGAATTGGAGTAATTAATGGGTTACGATATTAGTAAAGTTCTCGCTGAATATGATGACGATGATTTTGGTTTTTCAGCAGTATCAGAAGAAGAATATAACGCCGTCATAACTGAGAAAGCAGATACAGTAGAAGAATATGCGGCAAGACTAAAGGAGGTTGAGAAGTTAGTATTACCATTCTTTACAAAATTGTTGAAAACAGCAGATAAAGAATATATCTACTGGCCAAACAGAAAAGAATTAGTTGAGAAACAGATACAGAAAATACTAACTCTCACAAGAGGATAATGTACGACGACGAAGAAGATCCAAGAAAAAAACTTGAGAAATACAAAGCTAAAAAGAAAAAGAAGATGACGGTGCCAACCGAATTCTTACAAGAAGCAAAGTCCTATGATGATAAGTTAGTTCTAGTCAAAACTTTGACTGAAATGGAAAAAGGTAGAGTGTTATTGATTATTAAAGGAATGCTTGCAGATGCAGTCAAAGCCAGAGATAAAAAATGAAACAGTTATTGGAAATACTACCAAAACTTTTAGGCATGATGCCAGAGTTGGTAAAGTATATCAAATACATTCCGATTCTAATGATATTGGCAGGAGTAGGATATGGTATCGTGTATTTCGTACAGAACTACAAAGATCCATATAAGTGTTTCAATAATCAATTATATAAACAGGTATCAATAGATTCAAACGTTTACACATTCGTTGGTGACATTTGTGTTGATGGACAAAAACCAATAATACCTGTATTTACCGAAGAAGAACAATGATACAACTATTCGAAGAATATATTTACGAAACTAAAAGTAAAGACCTTGGTGGCTTGACAATCTTTGATATTGATGATACACTATTTCATACTACTGCAAAAATTGCGATTATGAAAGATGGTAAACAAGTACGTGAATTGACCAATCAAGAGTTTAATACCTATAAGTTAAAACAAGGTGAGTCGTTTGACTTTAGACAATTTAGAAGTGCGGCAAAGTTTCGTGCAGAATCTAAACCAATTGATCGTATGTTAAGTAAGGCAAAGATTATTTTAAGAAACGCACAAACGAATCCTAAGAGTAGAGTTATTATTCTAACTGCAAGAGATGACTTTGATGATAAGAAAACATTCCTTGCAACATTTAGAGATCATGGACTTGATATAGATAAGATTAGAGTTGAACGTGCAGGTAAGATGGGTACAAAGTATTCACCTGCAATTCAAAAAGCAATCATAGTTTATAACTATCTAAAGACTGGTCAGTTTGGTCGTGTTCGTTTGTTTGATGATAGTATGGCAAACTTGAAAGAGTTTTTGAAACTGAAACAACACTTTCCAGATATCACATTTGAAGCATACTTTGCTATGCCAAATGGTACTGTAAGAACAATTAAAGAAGAACAAGAGTTTGTATCAAAAGCAGGTGCTGGTGAATGGGGTAGACCAGAACTGAGAGACAAATATTTGAAAGATACTCCTGGTCAAAGTAAGAAACTATATAAGAAGTATACTAATTGAAAGAAAAAATTAAAATTGCTGGTATTGAATATGATATTGTATTAAAATCTACTGAAGAAATGAATGGATTAATTGGAACAGCAGATTTTAATCGTCAACTGATTTGTATCAATAGAGATCATACCGAACAAACACAAAAAATTGCTGTGTGCCATGAAATCATACATATAGTAAGTGATGCGTATGGTTTAAATCTTACAGAAGAACAAGTAAAAATAGGAACTCATGCATTAATAGCATTGATTGAAGATAATAAAGATATATTAACTATATAATTTTGGAGTTATAATGCAAGACTTGATTATAGGATGTTCTACCAACTACGATTGGTCCAAAATAAAGTATTGGATCAACTCTATCAATCAATCCGGATTTGATGGTAAAAAAGTCATGGTTCTTATGAACTGTGATCATGATACCGCAGAAAAAGTATTAGAAGCAGGATTCGAGATTGTATCTTTTGGACACGATGGAAAAGGTAATCTTGTTCATCAAAGTCAATTCATGGTTCATGTAGAAAGATTTCTACACATCTACAACTATCTAAATGAAAATAAATTTAGATATGTCATCACGACAGACGTTAAAGACGTTATCTTTCAACAGAATCCGTTTCCAGAATTAGATTCTAGAATTAAACTGAGTGACAAGGATCTAGTATTTTCATCTGAGAGTATGAAGTACAAAGATGAACCTTGGGGTAATCAGAATCTACTAGAAACATACGGTCCATACATCTACAACAAATTCAAAGACAACGAAATCTATAATGTTGGAGTTCTTGCTGGTAAAGCAGATGCCATGCGTGATTTGTGTTTGAATATCTTCCTCGCAGCAATCGGTAGACCAATTCCAATCTGCGATCAGTCAACGTTTAATCTAATGATCAACATGCATCCATACAATACAAGATCATTATATACAAAATCAGAAGATGGATGGGCGTGTCAGTTAGGTACAACAGTTGATCCAAGTAAGATCAATTCGTTCAAACCTTTCTTACTTGAAGCATCACCTAAGATGATTGGCGATAAAGTAGTAACAAACGAATCAGAACAACCATACTCAATCGTTCATCAATATGATAGAGTTCCTGAATGGAGAAAGATAATAGAGGCAAAGTATGAGTGATATTTTTACAATTGACACAGTTCAACAAGCATTTGGACAACCTAATCCAGATCAAGTACAACGAATACAAGAATTTAAACCTGCAGCATATCACTTTGTTCAGTTTATGAAACAAATGCCAAATCCAGTTGTACTGGAAATTGGTTGTGATATTGGTGATAGTTCTCAGTTGTTGTTAGACTGCAATCCTAATCTGACATTATACACAATCGATCCATATGACGATTATGTTGATTGGAATGGTAATGTACTGAACAATCGTCAAGAACTATATCAGAAAGTTGTAGAACGATTTGCACCTTATGGTGACAGATTTAAGTTGATTCGTGCAACGTCAGATGATGCAGTGGATCAATTTGAAGATAAGTTTTTTGATTTGATATTCATTGATGGATTGCATACTTACGAACAACTTACAAAAGATTGTAATAATTATTACTCCAAGTTAAAAGATGGTGCAATCTTTGCTGGTCATGATTATAAAACGATTGAAGGTGTAAATCGTGCTGTAGATGAGTTTATTGCAAAACAAGACAAGAAAATTTGGCAGGGTGACTGCGATACTTGGTTCTGGATAAAATGAAAAATTGCATGGTGATATCAGGACAGTTCCGAACATTCCGTGATACTGTTCAAAAAATGAAACAGTTTATTGAGATTAATAAACTTGATGTTTACGCATTTCTTTGGAGTGATGATGCAGAAGAAAAACGATTTGTATTGGATCATTTAAAACCAGTCAACTATCGTTTTGAGAAATACTCTGCATACAAAGATATCTTTGAAGAAATGGAAAAACGAGTTCGTGCAATCAATCCAAAGAATGCACCTAACGATAAAGTTGCTGCAAACGCATCAATGAACTTTGCCAGAAAACAGGCATACTCATTAGTCAATCAAGACTATGATAATATATTCTATTGTAGATATGACATTGATGTTATGCCAAATTGGACAATACTGCAACAACCAGATGCGATTTTTACTCCTACAGAAGAATCTTATAATCTGATATCTGATATCTTTGCAATCATTCCAACAGAGTATGCACCGTATTACTTTTTATATGATGATTATGAAAGATTGCATTCAACGCAATTTGAACCTGAATTTGAAGATTGGCTGAGAAATGTAAAACAATATGGAGAAGAAAATATTCGTATCCATAAGTATGAAAGATATTGTCCACATATGATGTTGTTGCGCCATCTGTGGAACAATAAAGTTCCAGTAAAAATGACTGATTTAAATGTGAGTATAAAACGATGAAGATTGCACTATGTTTCTCTGGTCAAGCCAGAGCTTTCAAACAAGGTTATGAGTATTACAAAAAGAATCTATTAGATCATTATGATGTAGATGTGTTCATTCATACATGGGAATTCAACGGAATGAACGAATTGGTCGATCTGTACAATCCTAAAGCTTTTAATTCTAAAGAACCTTATTCTAAAGGATTTGGTAAAAAGATAGACGATCTCTATACTCATACACCAAACAAAGAAAAGTATCCACCAAGATTCACATATGCTATGTTTGAATCGATGAATCTTTGTTTAGAGTCTATGTTGAAACATGTATTTGTAAGTCATGTGAAATATGATTGGGTTATACGTTCTAGAACAGATTACGCATTGAACGTTAAGATTCCATTTGAAGAATTAGATAACTCAAAACTTTATATTCCAAATTGTCGCATGGTTCCAGAAAGAGATTTTGGCAACGATCAATTTGCATTTTCATCTATGGAGAACATGCAGAAATATATGTCATCGTTTATGAACATAGATCATTACTATGACGATTTGAATACTCTATTCATTGGTGAAAATATAATGCAAGCAAATCTACGTGAACATGGTCTTATTGGAGAAAATCTAGTTTATGTCAACATGAATAATCCATTTCCACCAGGTCTACACAATGGAACATGGCATTCTTTGATTCGAGATGATTATGAACGATGGACTTCCTCCTAAGAAAGTAATCAAAGAACTTAAAGGACATTCGGGTAACAAAGTAACTCTAGTTGATAATCATCGTATTCTGTATGTTGAGAAAGTCGGCGATGTAAAGAGAAACGTTGAACGAATGAGTTCTCTATACAGAGAAATGTATCCAGTTCCTTTCATCTATGATACAGATGGTGAAACATGGATGTGTATGGAGTACATTCATGGATTAGATATGAAAGAATATCTATCTAGAAGAAGTATTATTCGTCTAGCAGATTTTATCATAACTCATATAAATTCATTTAGTGTTGGATCAGAGTTATATGATTATACAGGAATCTATCATCAGAAACTAGATTTCGTTGATTCTGCTGATGATCTTCCATTCTCTAAACAAGAATTGATTGATAAACTACCTAAGTTTATACCGAGATCACCAAATTACCATGGTGATTTTACACTAGAGAATATCATATATGATGACAGAGATGGATTTGTAATGATTGATCCTGTCACGATTGAATACGATTCTTATGTGTTTGATCTTGCAAAGTTACGACAAGATTTAGAATGTAAATGGTTTCTACGTGAAACTGATCTAAGACTTGATGCTAAATTGAATATGTTGCAAGAGAAAATATTCAACGAATTTCCAAATACTAAAGATGATTATTTACTGATATTGATGTTGCTGCGTGTTTATCGACACACAGAAAAAGATGATGATAATCGTAAATTTATTTTGAGAGAGATTAATAGACTATGGAAATAATTGTTCCTGCTGCTGGTTTATCTACCAGATTTCCCAATACCAAACCAAAATATCTTCTGTATGGTTATGAACATAAAATGATGATACAGAAAGCATTAGAACCTTGGTTGGATACAGACTATGGTATTACAATTGGTATTCTAAAGAAACATGATGATGAACATAACTCACTTGGATTTCTTTTGCATGAATTTGGTCCAAGAGTGAGAGTTGTAATTTTGGATGAATTGACATTAGGACCTGCCGACACAGTTTATTCGATCATTCAAAAAGCAAATATCGATTACAGTCAAAAACTATTCATCAAAGATTGTGATAGTTTTTTCAAATTTGATATGCCTGAATCTGACAACTTCATTTGTACTTCAAATATTGCAGATCATGAAGTATTGAAAAAACTTGGATCAAAAAGTTTTGTGATTAAAAACGAACAAGGTATAGTTACGGACATTATTGAAAAACGAGTTGTATCTGATACGTTCTGTGTCGGTGGTTATGGATTTGAATCTGTTAAATCGTATTGTGATTCGTTTGAGAAACTGGTTGCAAATAATCGTGAGATATTTGTATCTGATGTTATTGCAAGTCAATTACAAGAACGACACATTTTTGCAAACGTAAATGTTCGTGAGTATACAGATGTTGGCACACAAGAAGATTGGCATGAGTACAATGATAAACCAGTAATTTTCTGTGATATTGATGGAACTATTATCGAATCACAAGGTAGAGTTGGAGGTAACAGTTTTTACAGTCCTGTTAAACCAATGGCAAAAACTGTTGAACGACTGTTACAGTTACAAAAGAAAGGTGCTCAGTTTGTATTTACCACTGCAAGACCAAAAGAAATAGAAAGACAGACGCACAATTTATTAACATCATTAGGGTTTAGAAACTATGAACTTGTGATTGGATTGCAGAACTCTGCGAGAATATTAATCAATGATTTCAACGATGCAAATCCATATCCAAGAGCAACCGCAATTAATGTAGAACGTGATAAGGATGAAGTATGGAAGTATCTCTAATACCAAATAAACCACTGTTTATCGTTACATCAGCACTACGTCCAGCGATTGGAGTATTCAGTGACGATGAACGTTATAAACAAACGATGCAAACTATCAAATCAATAAGAGAAAAATGTCCGAATGCGTATATTGTTTTTGCAGATGCATCCGTTCGTGAAGTTCCACCTTTAGAATATATGACTATATCTAAGTCTGTTAATTACTTCATGAAGATGGATGAGAAATATAACGAGGATGTTATTGGATTGAGTCGTGTAGGAAGAAAGAGTGAAGCTGAAACTGCATTACTTTATCATGTTATGGTAAGATTAAAAGTAGACCAGAATTTACAAAAAGCGATGCAACAAGTAAATCGCATCTTTAAAATTACTGGCAGACTAGAACTTGATGAAGGATTTGATATTAAAGAATATGACGGATTGTTTGGTAAATATGTGTTTAAGAAACGTATTCCATCATGGATGCCAGATCCAAAAGTCACTAGTGATCTACTTGTTACCAGACTATTTTCTTTATGTCCTTCGTTAATAGATAACTACATGGATGTTCTACGTAACAACTATCAAATGTTGGGATTTGTTGATACTGAACACGCCCATTTTGCAAATATTCCTCAGAATTATCTGGTAGAATTTGACAAAGTTCACTGTAAAGGTCAGGTTGCGTCCAACGGACAGTGGGAGTACGATTAAAAAATACTAAATAGGAAGTCAAACTGCTGTAGAGGCGGAGAATAATGAAATTTAAAGACTTCCTAAAAGAAAGTGTGGAAAAGCATGCTGTCCTTGCATTTGGACGCATGAATCCAATTACAAACGGTCATCAGAAACTAGTCGATACTGTCAAGAAACTGGCAGATAAAGTCGGCGGTTCACATCATATAGTTTTATCACATTCTACGGATCCAGATAAGAATCCTCTAACTGGCGCACAAAAACTACGTCATGCAAAACGTGCGTTTCCAGGTACAAATTTCTCCGTATCTACCAAAGAACATCCTAACTTTTTAAAGCAAGCAGAACTGTTACACAAACAGGGTGTAACTCATTTGCATATGGTTGGCGGTTCTGATCGTGTAGATGAGTTTCGCAATCTATTACACAAATACAACGGAGTACACAAAGGTGCTCTGTATAACTTTAAAAATATAGAAGTACACTCTGCTGGTGATCGTGATCCTGATGCAGAAGGTGTTAGTGGTATTTCTGCATCAAAGATGCGAGCATTTGCATCAAATAATGACTACAAAGGATTCAAAAAAGGTGTTCCATCTACAATGAAAGATGAACATGCTAAAGCAATGTTTAATGATGTTCGCAAAGGCATGGGCATAAAAGAAGATGTTGATCTTGGTTTTGAATTACTGTTGAATGAAGGTGTACATGATAAAGCAATCTTCAAAGCAGTATTCTTAGCAGGCGGTCCTGGTTCTGGTAAAGATTATGTTATGGACAGAACGTTACGTGGTCATGGAATGACTGAGATTAATTCTGATAAAGCATTAGAATATCTAATGGATAAAGAGCATCTTGATAAAACGATGCCAAAGCATCAGGAGAAAAGACGTAATGCAATTCGTGATAAAGCAAAGAACGTTGCAGAATTGCGTCATCGTTTAGCAATTGAAGGACGTAATGGATTAATCATCAACGGTACAGGAGATGATGCAGACAAGATATCCCACATGAAAGGTAAACTTGAATCAATGGGATATGATACACATATGATTATGGTTAACACTGCTGATGAAGTATCTCGTCAAAGAAATGTTGAACGTGGTCAACGTGGTGGTCGTACAGTACCGGAAGAAATTCGTAAAAAGAAATGGGATGATGCACAAGCATCAAGATCAAAGTTTGCAGAATTATTTAAAGACAATTATGTTGAATATGATAATTCAGATGATTTAACTAAAGCTGATGATGCAACTAAACAGGCAAAAGAAAAAGAATTATTAGATATTCATAAGAGAATTAAAAAGTTTATTGCAACACCACCTAAGAGTAATGCATCTAAAGAGTGGGTTGCTAGTGAACTACAAAAGAAAGATACATTACCACTATCTGATCCAAATGCATCGATGCCTCACAAAGATTCTAAGGCAGCAGAGAAATCAAGAGAAATAGGATTAGATTATTATGGTCATGGAAGATATGGTAAAGACGGTAAAGTTACTCATCGTTCAGTGCATGATAGGCTGGTAGATGTCAATAAAATTAAACCAACAGAAACTAAAGAAGAACCAAAACAACAATCTAAACCTAAATCTAAACCAAAGTCTCCAGAACCTTCTTTAAACAAAAAGACTAGTGATTTTGATAAAATATTTTCAGATACTAAAAGTAATCAAAGTAAAACAAAAAGTCAACCAAAAGGACCTAAAAGTATCGACAAAATATTCTCAGAACATTTTTTACAAGAGGGTTATCAGTTGTCGGGCGATGATGCTTTTCAAATGCTTATACTTGGAACAGATATGGATGAAATAGATTTGAATGAAAATCACAAAAATTATTTAAAAGACAGTAAAGGAAATGTACGCATCTTTACGATTAGAGGAGCTGCAGCAAAAGAGGCTCACGTTAAAGGTGGTA